GTCTCATGACGGTAGGGATCGCTGTGGTCGAGCGTGTCGCGGCCGCCATCCAGCTCGTCAATCTGGAAGCGTCCAGCGAGGCTATAGATGGCGTCGGCGCCGTCGGGTAGCAGGTAGATGGTCTGGAAGATCCGCCAGCTGACGTCGTTGGCCGTGGCGCCCGTCCAGGTGACGGTATTGCCTTCGCCGTCGCCGAGCGTCAGCTGGCCTGACAGCGGGACGTCGTTGACGAAGTAGTACTGCAGTTCACTGCCGAGCTGGATCTGACGGCCGACCATGGCCGCGCTGAAGGGCGTGCCGGACGAGGTGACGGTCGAACTGCCGTTGGTGACGGTGACGGTGTCGGTTGTGCCGGAGGACACCTGGGCGACGGTCTGGATGACGAAGTCCCGCAGCTTGCGGCTCCACAGAAACGTCTCGTAGATATGCTCGTAGCGCGTCTGGGCCATTGATTCGACTTCGGTGCTGCCGAGCGACGGGTCGCTACCCAGCAGGCTCTGCACACGGATCACGATGTCATTCAAGGTCGCCATTACGGATGCCTCGTACGCAGGTTGACGATTTCGATCGTGTCGTCGATACGTCGCAGATAACAGTCACCGGAAATCAGGATGTCGCCGACATCCGCCTTGGCGGCCCAGGCCTTGACGAAGTCGAGGTCCGGCGGTCGAACGATCGCCTTTTCGCACTCAGGATCCACGGCGACGTACGTCGTCGAGCAAGCTGTCCAGCTCAGCGCGCAACTCGCGAAGACGAACCACATCATGGGTTTCATAGATGCAAGTCCTGATGGCGGCGCGCAGGTCGGCGATGCGACGATCGCGGCGCGCGTCGCGGTTAAAGGTGGCGGTGAGCCAGTCGTACAGGCGATTGAAGGTGCCAAAGCCGTCTGTCCATGGCATACGTACCTACGGTTTAATCGCTTTAGGTTCGGTCGCAGCCAATGCCGGCGTGTGGGTGACGTTCGCGTCCTTTGCCGCTAGGAGGCCGAAGGCCATCGCGAGCAGGCATAGGCCATGCAGACCGTAACGGATACGTTCGGGCAAAAACGGACTGATTTCGTCCGTCAGGCCTGTCGACCCACAGACAACGAGCACATAGCCAGACAACGTGGTTTTCCAGGACGGTCCAAACAATCGTTCGATCATGGTGTGCCTTTCGGGATGTTGTTGGTAATGGAGGCGGCGCGACTTTCGACGATTTCACGAACGCGGTCTTGGATGTACGGGGGTAGGTCTTTTTTGCGGTTGTCGGGCAGCATCGTACTCAGGAAGACGTTTTCGTTGGCTCTGGTAAGCTGCCCAAGGTTAAGCATGATCGCATAGTGCTCTTGATGGATCATGAGGGTCTGCTGGTTGATGGTCCAGACGCCATAGAAAGACGTGCCGACGATCGCGATGGCGAGCAGGACGTTGACGACGGTATGGCCCGCGGCTTTGAAGGCGGCGGAACCAGCGGAGGCTTCAAAACTGTCTGTCAGCTCTTCTGGCATACGTACGACTCCCTGGGTAGAAATACGACCCTCAGTGTGACAGAAAATGCCTGTGCTGCCAAGCCCTCGCAGGCCTAGCGGGTGACCCAAACCCCCTTGGTCGCCTCCACTTCGGTCCCGTTCAGGAGGACGATGTTAACGCGGATCATGTAGGTGCCGGCGGTCGGGATGGCCACGGTGGTGCTGGTGGCTGATGTCGTGGCGATGAAGGTCCAGGTCGAGGTACCTTCGATGCGCCGGTAGACTTTGTAGTTCGCGGTGCCGGCGACGGCGTCCCATTCGATGGAGGCCGTGCTGGAGTCGGCGGCCGTGGCGATGAGGCGAACGGAGGGCGGCGCTGGAGCCCCGCTGCCGCTGTTGACGCTGAATGTCCGGCCTGACGCCTCACTGACGGTGCCCGCGCTGTCGACCCAGTGGACCCACCAGCTGTAGTTGTGCCCGGCGGTGACGGCGTGCGGGCCGGTGTTGGTCGTCGCCAGGTCGTTCAAGCAGATCTTGACCCCCGGGCAGAGCACGCTGGTGTTGACGGTGCCGTCGGTTTCGTCAAGTAGGCGGAAGCGGTAGCTGGTGGCACCGGCCATGGCTTGCCAGGCGAAGGTAACAGTTGTCGTGGTGCTGTCGAAGACGGCGCTGGCTGACGGTGACAGCAGAACGGGCGGCGATAGTGGTTGGGTGCCACCGCCGGGGTTCGACGTGGTGACGGTGACCACGCTGGCGGTGCCGACGCCATTGACCGTGCCGGTCACTGTGCTGACACCGGCAGCCAAACCTGTGACGGTGACGGTGCAACTACGCGAGCCGGTCAGGACGACGCAATTGCTGGCGCCGATCGTCAGGGCGGCTGGATTGCCGTTCGAGATGGGAATGGCGAAGTTCGACGTGGCGGCCGTGTTCAAGGTGAAGACGATGTTGGCCGAATTGTTGACCAGGATGGTGGTCGCCGAGGGGCTGACCGACGCGATGCTGTAGCCGTCCGACGGTGGAGGGGGCGGCGGCGGAGGCGCAGGTGGTGGCGGTGGCGGCGTTGGAGGTGGCGGCGTCGAAATGGTCACCTGGGCACAAGCGCTCGGCGCGCTGATGTTGTTCGTCGTGTCGAAGGCTCGAAGGCGGTAGGCGGACGTAGGCGACAGCGGGCTGGCGTCGGTCATCGTCGTCGCGGTGACGGTGCCGATCGTCGACCAACTGGTGCTGTTGCACGAGGCGGCACGTTCGACGCGATAGCCGGCGAGGTCCGCTTCGGTGTTGGACGCCCAGGTGAGGACGACGGTGTCGGCGGCCCAGGCGGAGGTCGCCGCCCAGCACCAGAAGACCAGGATGCATGCCAGCCAACGGCGCACTACTGCGTGACCTTCTGGGCGTTCAAGCCGGTCGGCACGGCTGGTGGGCCTGCAGGGGTGTCGGGATTCGGCGGTGGTGGTGAGGTGCCGCCTCCGCCGCCCTGCCCCGGCGAGACCCCGCCCACGGAGGCCAGCACAATGTGGTCGAAGTGATATTTCTGATCGATGCGGCAATCCCGTCCGCCAGGGTTACTGGGATTAGTCGGTGGGCCGCACTGCACCGCCGCGCCGCCGTCCCACGTATGATTAATTTGGAACTGGTTCACGATGCCATCGATGTAGTTCAGATTGGTGTAGTTGCCCTGGAGCGTGTTGTTGATCCACCACTTCACCGTGCCGTTGCGTGCGGTGCTGGTCGACGACGAAATGATGTAGGCCTCGAACGTATACCAGGTGTCCGGGACGAGCTGGGTAGTCGTGACGTTGGGATTGCACTGCAGCCCGAGATCGAACGCACAGGCATGGGCATTGTTCAAATTGCCGGAGTTGTGCCCGAAATACATGTAGAAGGACGACGGCGGATAGACCCCGCCGCCCTGCCCGAGTCCGAAAAACCCGTTCCCCCCCTGCTTCCCATACGTCCAGTCCTGCGCAGCCATGAAGATCAGTTTATTGGCGGTCCGTTGACCGACAAACCCAGGCGACATCTTGAACGGCAGACACAGATAGAGATTTGTGAGTGGCTGCTGGTTGCCGGGATTGGGCCAGATAGTTTGCTGCCCACCGACCGACTGCCCAGCGTACAGAATAGAGGTGTCAGCATTCGGCGGGCTGGCCGGATTACCACCCGGCTGCGTGATCTGCCCGGCTCCTGGATAGAGTTCCCACAATGGTCCGCCCAGTTCGCCGGAGCAGTTCGGCGAATTGAAGGAACAGTCCAGCAAGGTCGTCGCGCCTGGTGGTCGGTTCGGGCAATTCGGCGCCGCCACAGCAGCGTCGACGGCTATCACGAGCGACAGGACTGCGAACAGGGCAGAGGTCCAATGTCTCATAACAGATCCTCCTCGATGTTAAACGTGAATGGGCTCGCGACGGAGGAGCCGGCTGGCTTTTGCTCACGCAGATGCGAAGGCGAGCTATTCCAGCTGCCGTTGGCTTCCGATCGGATGAAGGCGTACAGGCCAGAGCTGTCGGGGTAGTAGTCGAAGCAGGTACCGCCGTTCGTCTTGTCGTTGAAACGGTGACGGAGCAGTTGGTTGTAGCCGGTCGGTTCGTCGGTATAGTCCGTACTGGCAAGGACGTAGTCAGCAGACAGCAGGCTGGCAAGCAAGATGACGATGTACAGCATGAGACTCCTTACTTCAGGCACGTCAAGGTGAGCGTGCGGACTTTGTTGCCGGTCGTCGACCGGCTGATGCCGCGTGGGCAATCGATGGCGTTGTACGTCAGCGTCACGACATTGCCTTGCTCGGCTAACGCAAAGACGTCCGGGATGGCCGGCGGAATGGTCGGCGGTGGCAGCGGGGGTGCCGGTTCGTCAGGTTCTGTCGGACTGGGCTCCCAGATGACACTGCTGAAGTTGTTACAGCCTTGTTCGGTCCATTGTCCGGTGTTCGCGTCCTCGACTTGGTAGCAGACCCAAGATTGCGTGCGGTTCCAGGTGCGTAGATGGACGTACAAGCCTTGCGTCGGCAGGATTCCGGTGACTTCGGTGTAGCCGCGGGTGTCGTCGCTGGCGTAGCGCAGGCGGGTGGCCGTGCCGGTCCAACGCACGGTGGCCCCCGTGGCTGATGGCGTGACGGTGGTCACGATGGCCTGCGGAAGACCGGCCTGCTGACACGACGTGAAGGCGCTCTTGTGTCCGGTTGTGTCGAAGGCAGCAACTCGGTAGGCTCCGTCGTTGTGCTCTAGGTCGGTGAACGTCGACTGCAGGCCGGTTGTGGCGAGGTCGGTCCACGGACCGGCACACGTCGCGGCATACTGCACGGCATAGCCATTCAAGTCGGCTTCGGTATTCGCCTGCCAGGTGAGGGTGACGGCTGCCTGGGCGCCCGCGGCGTACAACAGGCCGGCGAGCGCCCAGATCGGTGGTCGCATCATGCTCCTTTGCTTACTTCCCGATGTATTTCGTGGAGAAGGTTTCGTTGATCGTCAGGCCGCCGACCGATTGCGTCATGCGTGAACCGGAGTGCGCCAAGCCAAGCCCGAGGCCCAACGCCATCGGCATGCTGCCGACTGCCGACTTCGCCGCCGCCTGCCCAGAGGCCTCCTGCGCGGTCACGGTAATGGTCTCCACGCGGGTGTCCTCTTTGGGACAAAACCCATTCGCATCCAACTTCCAACAGAATACCGCCCGGTCATAATTCGGCCACCAGAAATTGCGTGAGTAGCTGTGCTGGGCGTACTCGTTCCCGATCTTAGATACTTCGGTCACCGGCACGCAGGCAGCTAACGCAAGATAGCACAGTAGTCCTATGTAGGCAAAATAACGCATGTGATGTCCTTTCATTGTAAGGTAACGCGGTCAGAGAACATGATCATTGAAACCTCACAGATCCGAGGGACTTGTCGAGCAACCGTTACCGTCCCCACAGCGGATGCCTGCGCAGGCCGGACCACGAAGGCGTTTCACTCATGCCGCCACTTCCACCACCACCAGGTTCGACTGTATCGGCGAATGCCGGGGCCGCGAGGAACGTCAGCAATAAACCTAACCTGATCCAGCGTATCTGCATGATTACTCCATCTGTCGGTGGTCAATTACCCCGTCCGTCGCTTATCCGTGAGTCGCGCCTTGATCGTCACCCACCACGGCGCGTTTTCGTCCCAGGGGAGCGGCCCGGCTGGCGCGACCGTCTTAAATCCACCCCAGAGCACGAGGCCATCGGCATGTTCCAGCACCGTCCGCACAATCGTTTCCCACACGTCGGCATCGAGATCTTTTACATCGTCCGCCCGTCGCCACCAGATATACGGATAAATTGGAGATTCCATCCTCCCGTACACACGGCGGATACGCTTCGCCTCATCGAGGTGGGCAATCAAATAGGTCGTCACCCAATCGAGATTTTGTGGAGCGGAATCTCGCGTGTAATGAAAATACAACGAGGGCATGTAGACATCGGTGAATGGGGCCATGATGGCAGCCAGGTCATTCATTTCTGAGCGCCACGCCTTGAATTCCACGGAGCCCTGGTCCTTGATTGACGCCCAGAAATTCCGGCGTATGGGATCGGCATACCACCCGATCTTCCATCCTGGCCGACGTGCCTTGATCTCGTTGTAGAGAATGACGTATTTGCCAGCCGTCGCCTGCCGCTCTGCTTGCGTGCCGTAAGGCCATTGCTCATGGTCCATGAGGATAATGCCGCGAGGAGGGTTCGTTGCGGCCACCATCGCGTCGTACCAGGCACCAGTCGGAAGCCCTAGCGGATCATCCCACCCAGGATAGGGCGGACTGCCTGCCGTGCGTGTGACCATGGGGATATAGCCCACACGATAGAGGGCTTCTAAGTCGGGCTTGCCGGAATGCAAGAGGCCGTGGAAAATTGGCTTATCCATTAACGAGCCTTCCTCGGGTGGCTAAACCGCTTAAAAAATGTGTCGTAATTCACAAGGTCAATCACGTTGGCTTCGCGCAATCGGAATAGCAGATTCATGGAGGCCTTAAACGGCCCCTCATCCGCACCGTCGCCGTCATGCCACAAGATTCCAAGCCCTCCGCCGTACTTGATCGCATGATTGATCGCCGTCTCAACTTCTGAGAACGTTTTCCCGTCTGCGGTGTAACTCCATTGCCGGTACGGGTTAATCACGCCACCGTAGAGTGGTTGACTCTTTTGGAGATTGCCGGTGTTGGCGTTGTTGCCGTACCGAATGCCGTAGGACGCCATCACCGTATTCGACAGGTCGTTGCCTGCCCCGCCCGCCGGATAATAGAAATCCTTGAAGGTCCAGCCATAGGACTGATGGACCGCCAACACCTCGTCGATTTCGGCCCGCATCTCCGCTTCGGTCATGCTGGTCAGCGCCGTGCCGATGGTCTGATGCGGCACGATGGTCCACCCAGCCGCTTGCATTTCGTTGAGTTCGGCGACGGTGATTTGATTGCCGTTCGGTGCCGCTAAGTAGTCGGTCGTTGGCATGTAGCTACCAGGAATGTTCCGCGCCTGCATGTAGGGGAACATGGTGTCATAGGCTCCAGCCCCGTTGTCAGCGGCCCACACCATAATCTGCGGTTTGGTGTAGTACCCGTAGATCACATCACCGATGTAGAAGGTGGCGGACTTATTCACACCCAGCGACACGCGCAACATGAGCCGAGAGGTTGTCTCCGCGTGGGTATAGCCTCCCCCGGTCGTGGTCTGATCGCCGCGCTGCCACGAGAGCAGATTCCATCCTTTCGTGCGTCCCGTTGCGCCAGCGTTGGCCCCCGCCGCGTTGTAGATAAAAAATTTCGTAAACCCCGAGTTATTGACCGTGTAAAACGTGACTCCGGTAATGTCCGTATTGCCGCCGACAGGATCGTAAAACCACAGACCAAAATTCCCGAGCGACTCCTGGCTGATCGCGGTGATGTTGAGCGATACGTCAATGTTGCCACCACTCGCCCCGCCGCTCGCCACCACCTTGATGAACGAGCCGGACCCCGGCAGCGTACCGGACGCATTGGGGATGGCCGGGACATCGGCAGTCGTAACTTGCGAGAGGGTTGCAGAGGCCGTCCCGCTCGTAATCGTCGGGTAGTTGACGATGGACCCGGTGCCTTGCGTGGCACTGGACCCATCGGCCCGCCAGAGGTACGAGTGCTCTTTCACCACGTAATTCTGTGGGAGGCTGCCCGCGAATGAGATGGCTGGAACGAGCCAGCACAGAACGGCCAGGAGTGCCGTGCGCCGGTTCATCGGTACCTCACCATGCACTTCACGTCAGCCGTAGTCGTGAAGTCGAGATAGAGGCCAACGGAAAAGGGCGTTTGGAGATCGACCGTAAACGGCGTGTTATAGGCCACGGCGAGGACATCGAACTCCCACAGCTTATTGCCGGAACCCGCCACGGTGCTATCCAGTAGCGCAATCGTTCCAACCGTCGCGGTGGCATCACTAAAACAGGTGATCCCTTTCACATACCCAGGACCGGACTTATAGAGCTGATCGGCCGCGATCATGGCCGTCGTGCCGCCTGTCGGTATGGTCAGGTACCGTTCTTCGACCTTCTGGACATCGTTCAGGACATCCTCGCCAGCAGTCGTCGTGATTTGTGATATATCCAGCGCGTTGTGGTCGCTGTTGATCGAGGTGCCGGTGATGGGGAGTGGTGTAGAAGCGCCTTTTGAAGAAGAGCGCAGTTCTTGCTGCGCCCACGAGAGCGTAGGCCACGCACAGACCAATACCAGCAACGCAACAACTAGCCTTCGGTTCCACATTCTCAAATCCTCCTACGGATTAGTACTTATAGCTGCGAATGTGCTGGGCTTTGCCGAACCGGGGCGCAGGGCCTTTGCCGGTGACACTGGCCTGGGGCGCGGGTTTCGCGTCAGGTTTCGCCGCCGATTTGTCGTCAGGCTTAGAAGGTGTGCCCATGGAGGACTCCTTTGAGATGTGAGAGGTCAGGAACATTGATGGCGGCGCCGCTGACGATCTGACTGTTGGCGTCGTCGGCGACGATACGCAGCACCCGAGACTGTTGCTCTGGGGTCAGCACATTGAGGATCGCCATAATACACTTCATGGCCGGCACATAGACTTTTGTGCCATTGGCCAGCATGAAGGTGATTTCTTGGCGCTGAAACGCGTGGAGTTCCTTGCGTGTGACCATCAGAGAGCCTCCAAGCTAGCGCTTGATCTTGCCGTTGGAGGTCGGGTTGGACTTGGTGGCGGGGGCGCCATCCGAGAACTTTTTCCAGGCCACACCAGAGTCCGACTTTTTCTGGTCGTTGCTCTCGATGCTGGACACGCGATTGAGGCCGGCTTCTTTGTCGCTCATGGGAGTCCTCCTTGGTGGCACGTAGATTTGGCGAAGGTGAATTGCCTAGATGGAGCTACTATACGAGAAAGTGTAGAGAGGGGCAAGTAGAGAGTGAAAAGTGACGGCGCGAGTGAGCTAGCGGCCGGTCGCGGCGAGTTGCGCGAGGCGTTGTTCGATGAGGTAGGGGGCGACGCCTTGGTTGCGGAGGTGCTTGGCGAGTTCGGAAGCGGTGTCGTTGAGGGTGGTGGGAATGGCGGCTTGTTTGCGAGGGGGGATCATGTGGCAGGCCGAGGCGAGCGCGTCTACAAGGTCTACGAGGGGCGACATAGGGAAGTTGGTGAGTTCGCGGATGAGGTCGTATTGGGTGCGTTGGAGGATGAGGCGGCCGTGGTTGATGATAGGGTTAAGGATGCTGCGGATGCGCCAGTGCTTATCGACATTGGTGGGTTGGTAGATGGCTTGGAGGTTGATTTGGACATGGAGGCGCTGGGCTTCGAGGATGAGCATGTCGGCATAGAGTTCCTGCATGGCGTTGGCCTCGACCCCGAACACTTTGGGGCGCCAGCGCTCGTTCAGCTCGAACACCTTCTGCTTCGTCGCTTCGGCTGAGGTTTTGCCACGCCAGGCTTCGAGCACCAGCACTCGACTGAGATGATCGACGCCTATCACGGCGATGGCGGCGTTGGCGCGCACTCGTTTGAGGGCGTCGGAGCCTTTCTTTTTGCCGGCCGGGTCAAGAAAAGCAAAAATGTCTAGCTGGTCTAGCTTGGTCGGCTCGCTCATGACCGAAATCTCCAGCCTTGGCGACGGTCGGCCAGCTCATTGTAGAGGGCGTCAGTCAGCGGCTTACCCTTGATTTCAGGGATGGGGGCGATGGCATCCTCGGCAGAGGGCGCGAGTCGATTGGCGATGATCGCGTCTCGGCTATCTTCTTCCAGCACAAACTGGCCAAGGTCATTCACTGTGTAGTAGCGGAAGTCCTTTTCATGAAAATCGGTGAGTTCGGGGTCGGCGGCCGAGTTCATGTACAGCAGCCAGAACATCGAGCCGTGGTCTTTTTTGAGGGCTTCGATGTAGTCCATCGAGATTTGTTCGGGCCAGATGGGGGCGCCGTCCTCGACGATGGAGCGCACCTCGACATCGACCGACTGATCAGTCTTGATGATGTGCTCGTAGAGGTCCATCACTGCCCAGCGCGTCCCAATGATAAATTCGAGGCCGGTGTCCTCATTCGGCGCTAGCAATGCGCGACTCGACTTGTGGTAGTCGATGGCGGTTTGCATGACCACAGGGCTGTTGGCCGCTTCCAATGAAACAAGGTCGTCTTTGATAAGCACGTTGGGGTGCGCGCCGGTAATCGCGCCGCCCACACCGATCACGCGGATGCTCGGGTCAGCATAGTCGTTGGTGGCCTCGCGCGGCAGCAGCATCTCGATCTCGTTCCACTTTTTGGCTTGACGCTTGGGGTCGTCCCACAGGCGGTGGCCCCAGAAGGCACGGATCAGCTTGTTGTTGGAGAACTGGTTCTCGATCCAGCGGAGGTGCGCGGACATGAGTTCTTGCTTTTCGCCGATGAGCAAGATGCGCATTTCGCTGCCGTCGAGACCAGGCCAGTAGCAGTTTGAGGCGCGGTCTTGGAGGAGGATGTGCATGGGCAAGGCTTCGCTGGTCACAGTCGATTTGAGGTGGCC